ACGTAAATGAGAACATATATATGCAAGGCAGAGATATCTGTAAAAGTTCAAGCAGAAAATGAATCAGATGCAATACTGCAAGTATCTAATAAAAGAGATCTACCAGATTTTTATTGGGAAGTTAAAGAAGATAAATTAACAGAACCAACAGAATAATTTTATGAAAACAAAAGAAAAATACAAAACATACAATAAAATAACAACGGAGCATCTCGCGCTAGAGAATTCGTTTGGCACAATATACGAAGACCCAGAGGTCTTGATTAATTGCACTATTGGCATCAAAGACCACACCTATGGTTGGTTCGAGTACTACGACGAAAAGACTGGAGGCAATGAGTGGCACGCCGAAGGCGGTCTATGGTTCGAAGACAAGAAGGTCATCGACTACGACGGAGTTTTCTGTCTCTCTCAAGGGGTCATTGAATTGCTGAAAGAAAACGGATACGACACATCGGAGGTAGAAGTATGATTAATGTAATAGATATAGAACAATACGAAAACGGATATCTTAATTTTGAAGAGACAATCAAGTTGTTCGCGCGTCTTATAGAAACAAATGAGATAGCGCACTTACAGGGGAGTTACCAACGCACTGCGGTGGACTTCATGAACAGGGGTTACATAATGCACGACGGAACAATTGACTGGGACGTAGTGCAGTGCGACATCGAAGAAGCAGAGTACGACGCTTTTCTTCGGTACGAAAAAGATCTAGCGAGGTGCAGATAGTAATGAGTCACAAAGATAAATCAAACGAAGAGATTGACGATCTCACAAATGAGATCATGGACAAGATCAGAGACGTGCTATCGAAATACGAACAGCACTTTCCTGAATGGGACGACGACAGACTGCAGACCAATCTGGACGACTACATATACGGCAGAATACATGACGAAATACTCTACGCTCTGCATCCGCCAGAGCCTTTGGAATACGTCTCGCCCGACGAACATTTAAGCACCGCATACTGCGATGCAATCAAAACAGAAAGGAATAAATAAATGCAAAATAAAATTATAGAATATCAAATCGAAGACTGGCTAGGGAGCGACGACACGCTTCAGAAAGCACTTGAATGCCTAAAGGAAATTGCAAATGGCGATTACAAGCCAGAAGAGTTCAGGCAAGATGTATACGACTACGCAGGGGAATAAAACAAATGAAATTATCAAAAGAAACAATACTTAGAGGAACAGTCGCTAAGTTGGATAAAGAGGTGCAGGATGCCCTCGACCAGAGCGAACCGCATGATTACTACGAGAGGCTTGAAAGGATTGAATCGCTAGTGAAGGAGTTGAAACCACTAGCGAAGGATATAATGATCCTGTCCATGACCGCTTACAACACAGGCTACTCTGATGCCATGTCGGGTGACCCTTACAATTGTCCGTATACAACTAAGGACGAACGATCCGCCGACTACGCTTTCGGCTTTCAAATGGGACTAAAGGAGTACGAAGAATGAAAAGAGCAACTATTGGAGACTCGATACTGGACAGTATCTGCATTATTGCAGACGGAAAACTCACTCACGAGTGGAAGGAAGAAGACAGGGAAGTGCTTGATGACGAGAAACTTAGCATCGGCGGTCTGGACATTGAGAAGGACGGCAGAAGCTGTTGGTTCGATACCTGCATTGGCGATGTTTCGTATGACCTGTTCAGCAACAGGACGATCATTTACTTGGAGATATGGGACGACCCAGACGCAAATCCAGATACCAAGCAGGACTTGACTGAAGAAGACCTGTTTTTAGATCCAGAGTTTTATCTCTGGATGGAATACGCAAGCGAGGAGTCCCCGAAATATTCTATCAGAATTGAGGTCGGCAAGGACAAACCAAATCTAGAGAGAGTGGTCACAATGATTCATCTCGACGAAAACCAACAAATAACAGAAAAGAACAAATGGAAAGGAGGTAACAATGGGTAGATATTACTCAGGAGACATAGAAGGTAAATTCTGGTTCGGGTTGCAACCATCGGACTGCGCCGACAGGTTCGGCTTGGTAGGTGAAGCCCCCAATTACTTGCACTACTACTTCGACCTAGAAGAGTTGCCCGAAGTCGAAGCGGAAATCAAGCGCATCGAAGACAGCATCGATGAAGATAAAATTAGAAAGGTGATTGAATCAAACGACTGCATGTGGAATGATGAATTGCTCAAGAAGAATGGAATAGATAAAATTCAGCTCAGAGCATATGCCGACCTAGAGCTTGGCAAGAAGATCAGAGAATGCATAAAAGAAAACGGAGAATGCAACTTCTCAGCAGAATTATGAATACAGTAAAAATACATACAGCACAAATAGATAAATACATCGAAGTACTAGGATTGGATGCACGTGAACAATTATGCAGAATGCAATATGGGCAACTTGGGCATCCGCATCCGTACCTTCGGGTTCGGGAGGTTATAGAAGCCTTGAAGTCTTGCAAACCCAGGACTGCAGAGGACAGGTTCGCATTGCTCGAGAGGGGCTACACCTTCTATTGGTTCAGTGCAGAAGGAGATTGCACAGGTAAGGTGCACAAGTACTGCAGTGTAAGCTCCCCTTCAGGACAGAAGCTAACGGACATATCGCATGGTTTCGAGAGCCTCGAGGAGGCTTTGGACTTCGTACTGGACATGGAGGAACACGAGGGTGCACTGGAGCGATGAAGACAAACCACCACCTACTGACTACGTTATTGAAATATTGGAGATTTGTATAATAGTATTCATTATAGTATACGCTTGCTGTTCTTAGCAGAGAATATAATCCGAAAGAGTACGTAAGTCAAGATCGACCAGCGAAGATTCTCAGCCTTGACAAAAGGTTGGGAATCTTTTTTTATACGCAAATGCCTAGCATAAAACAGAACAGGGGGGTAATCTGTGCGCGGTAAAAGGGGGCAGACCTACGATGATTGGGTAGGTTCGGAATCATGGAAAGGCGGCCAGGAAGCCGAGGATGCCTTCGGAGATCTCGTGAGGGTAAAGTACCCAGAGGTTCGCCGATCGACCCTTGAGGAGCAATACAGGCACATTGACTGGGTCTGTAGCGCAGGGAGCATAGACGTGAAGGCGCTGAAGTCCAAGAACAGAGGGACAGCCAAGGACGAAGATACTATATGGGTGGAGTTCAAGAACAACGTAGGTGCACCTGGGTGGTTGTACGGAGAGCAGGACTTCGTTGCATTCGAGGGCCTTCAGGACTACGTAATAGTTAGAACAGGGGCGTTACGCCGACTTGCAGAAAAGTTATGCAATACCGCAGAATTGGTTGACTTTGCAGAATTAGCTTTGTACAAGGGATACAGCAGGAGAAACCGAGATGATCTAATTTCTATGATAAAGAGATCGGATTTATTCACAATTGTTCACAAAAAACTAAAGAAAAGATGTCACATTTCTACAAGTACAACGCAGGAAAACCTGAATTTTTAGAAGATATCAGAACGCCTGCACAGGCGAAGAAGTTAAAAGGCGTAATGCCTAGTGTAACAACTGTTCTATCTGTAATAAAAGATCCCTTTCTTAACGATATATATCAACCCAGAGAAATAACAAGACTTGCCAGGGAGAACCCTGATTTATCCTGGGGCGAGATAAAAGATCTAACTTATGGCTTGCGTGCGCACCCCACGACTGCAGAGATGATACCATCGTCCGAGTTCGGCACAGCAGTGCATAAGCGCATAGAGGATCACGTTCTTGCCGATATAAATTTCAAGAGGACCGACCCAGAGTTGAATGCATGGGATGATTGGGCGGAGCCCTTCGTGCAGTGGTACAGAAAAGAAGGGGTAAAACCAATAGCCGCCGAGTACATGATCGGAAACCCAAGAATCAAGATTGTAGGTAGTGTAGATTTTATTGGTAGGGACAGGGGCGGAGAAGTGTTCCTTGCGGATTACAAGTGCAGATCGAACTGCAAAGGCAAAGCAAAAGTATATGACAAAGACCTTTATCAGCTCGCGATTGAAGCATGGATGTTCAGAGAAGCAGTGAATCCAGTGCTTAACTACATCCCAGGTTGTATTTCAGTATGCATTGACAGCGATACTTGCGAGCACTACCATAAGGTATGGAGCCCAGAGGAGATCCTGCATGGTATTGAAGTAGCAAAATTATGCAGTAAAATTTATTGGAAAACTAGAATGCTAAACAAAAATGATATACGTAAAAAGAGACAAAGAACCAACTGATTACATTAACGAAGCGTCAGATGAAGCTATAGTATTTCACGACCTAGATGAAGCCATAATAGGTCTGAACCATAACGGCGAACTTGTGTATCACTACGATAAGATGCACGAGATATTTATGCAGGACCATGGCATGACTAGTGATGAAGCTATAGAATGGATTGACTACAATGTAATAGGCACTATGGCTGGCAAGGGATTTCAAATTCTCTTCACCTAGTGCAGAAATACACCATTGTATACAGCAGGACTGAAATCGAAGATCAGGTCATGCAAACGACAAAATGGGCGCACGACGAAAAGAAAGCTCTATCCTATTTACTCAAGAATAAACCATCCAAAGACGGCTTCTGTGTTTTCAAAAGAGGCGGAACAGGTAAAATAATTTCAATACAAGAAACAAAAGAATAATGCAAGGACCGAAGAATACAGATGCAGAAGAAGCTGTGCTGTGCTGTTGTTTGATGGATAACTCCGTCTACGATAGTATTAGTGCAACTTTGAATGCGAAGGATTTTTATTCTTATAGTAATGCTATAATGTTCGAAGCCATTGCCGAATTGGCGAACAAGGGTGCAGGGTTCTCAGAGATAGAATTGTTCGAGCTACTCAAGCGACAAGGCATAGAAGAAAATGCAGGAGGGTTAAGCAACATCTTGCGCATACAGCAAAAGGTTGAAACACCAATGCAAGTGCAGAGTTACGCAAACATAGTCCGAGAGAAGTCCAGGCTTAGAAAGATAATACGAGCGTCCAAGGTATGCATGCAGTCCGCAGAAGAGGACCAAGATCCAGATGAAATCATTGCAGAGATGGAAAAACAATTGACTGACCTAATGCACAACGGAGCAGATCAAGATAGCAGTATATCAAGCGCTACCGAATTGCTAGTTGAAGATTTCAAAAAGATGCAGGACGGAACTTACGTTACTAATTCAATGCCAACTTACATACAGCAACTAGATGAAAAGTTAAGCGCAGGTGGCATATCTAATGGAGAAGTAATGGTAGTTGCCGCGCCGACTTCCTGCGGTAAAACCTGCATAGCTTTGAACATTGCTCTGCAGAACGGAGTATCGCACAGTAAACCAGGGTTGTACTTCTCATTTGAGATGCAATCTAAGTCCCTGGCAAAGAGAATGATACAGACTTGCTCTGCTGTGAATCTGGACCGCTTCAGGGACGGAGTGCTTCCTCCTGAAAGTCAAAAGCGCGTATGGGAGGCTACAGAAAAAGTGCAGGCATCCAACATATACACGGAGCACTACGTGCGCAATGTAGAGGAGCTAAGATCAAAAGCTCGCATGCACAAGCGCAAGCATTTCATAGAATGGATTGTTATTGATTACTTGCAGTTAGTCCCATGGGACAGTCGTATGAAGAAGCACGATGCAATAGCAGAGATTAGTCATCAGATAAAACTTATGGCAATGGAGCTTGACTTGCCAGTGATTTTGCTGGCACAAGTAAATCGTGAAGGAGCAAAGAGAGAAACTGGATTGACTTTGCATGATTTAAAAGACAGCGGAGACATTGAGAATGATGCAGATATTATTTTGTTGCTATGGCCCAACGGCGAAGATACAAATGCGGCTAGGGTGCACGATGCACAGCATGGTTCTTACATATCAATAAAATACAACATAGCAAAACAACGCGAGGGTGAACGCGACCAGTACGGAAAGTTCATGTTCAAAAATTACATAGGGAGATTCAGATAATGATTACAATAATACAATTAGCGCTAGTACTTATTACTATCGAAAGCGGCGGCGATGACGCGGCTATCGGGGACAACGGAAAGGCTTATGGATGCTTGCAAATTCATTCTGCTTATGTTCAAGATGTAAACAGGATACTTAAAGAAGATTTATACACGCATGAAGATGCCTTCAACAGGGATCACGCAATAGATATGTTTTTAATTTATTCATTGCACTACTGCACTGCAGAGCGCCTGGGAAGACAGCCAACTTTAGAAGATTTTGCCAGGGTGCACAATGGTGGGCCCAACGGATATAAAAAACAATCAACGAAGAAGTACTGGGAAAAAGTACAACAAAATATACTATAACAAATGCCAGAAAATAAAGTTAAATCCATATACAGTATTAACTCAGAAGAAGTTCTTAGTAGAGGTCTAGAAGCCATGACCAAGTCATGCGAAGCTCTTACTAAACAAAACGAGATACTGAATAAAGATATAGAGAACCTGAAGAAAAAAATTGACATGCTTCAGCATAGACTCTTATCTAACGCCGAAGAAAGGGAATAATTATGATAGAAAACGACAAAGAAAGAATACAAACCAGGATAGATATGATACGTGCCGAAAGTCGCGTGCTTACTTACAAGATAGAGCGCATGCTAGAACAACGTAAAGCTCTCTCCAACGAAAAGCGCAGGTTGAAAGATTTAATTCTTGAAGAGGAAGCAGAAAATGTCACTTCCTAGTTCTGGCAAAATGTCGCACTTCGACACTGGAGCTGTGCGTGATGCAATGCAAAATAAGGGATTGCCTAGCCAGATGCCGATGTCTGCTCTCAGGGCCGCCGCAAGGAGGTTCGAGGACGGAGCAGAGAAGTACGGTAAGGACAATTGGAAAAAGGGTATACCCTTATCCAGGTACATAGATAGTATTTACAGGCATCTGTGGGACTTCATGGACGGAGATCAAGAAGAAGATCATTTAGCTGCAGTTATTTGGAATGCCATGTGCCTGTACGAAACAAAAGATAGGATCGACGAAGAGGTTCTGCCAGATTCTCTTGATGACATTGGCATATAATGCAATACATAAAGCAGAGCGATTTAAGGGATTGGAGAAATGCTAACAGCACGAACAAGTGCCCTATTAGTCGAGCTGACATGGAAGATTGCGTAGTTGATCACTCGCACGCTACAGGAAAAATAAGAGGAGTCCTGCACAGGCAAAGCAACGTACTGCTCGGAAAAATAGAGAACGCCTGGAAGCGATACGTACAGAAAAGTAGCGCAATAGAATTACCTCAAGTTTTGCGCAACATGGCGGATTATCTGGAAAAAGAAGACTTGGACCTGTTGCATCCTTACGGAGCTACACAACTTAGTAAAAAATTCTCGGTAAAAAAAATGCAAATACAAGAAAAAATTTTACTTGACCTTGGTTTTAAGAAATCAGATATTAAAGATCTTAACAGCAAGGAAAGAACAAAACTTTTCAGAAAGAAAATAACCGAAAATAAATATGAGTCATAACATAAAGCAAAGATTGCAAGGAATACAAGTTTCCTTGAAAGCTCCAAAGGGGCAAACTAATAAGTTCGGAGGGTACAAATATCGCTCCTGTGAAGATATACTAACTGCAGTAAAACCACTTCTATCTGAGTGGGGTTGTGTCCTTACCATTACAGATGATGTAATAGAAGTTGGCAACAGGTTGTATGTGAAAGCAACTGCTGTATTAAGTGACACCGAGACGGATAAATCACTAAGCGTAAGCGCATATGCCAGAGAGTCCGAATCAAAGAAAGGTATGGACGATGCGCAGATTACTGGTAGTGCTAGTAGCTATGCTCGCAAGTACGCATTGAATGGTTTGTTTGCCATTGATGATACTAAGGATCCAGATGCCACAAACAAACACGGTATGGACCGCCCAAAAGATCCAGGCTACAAAAATTATGCTAATGATAGTTCAAAAAAATCAAAAGATCTTTTCTAACCCACAACAAATATGCAATACGATAATACAAACACAGGTGCATCCTTCAAAAACACCTACAAAAAGAAGGAATCACAACCAGATATGACAGGTACACTTAACGTAGAAGGCGTTGAGTACCGCATGTCAGGTTGGTTTAACGAAAGCGACAAAGCAGGTAAATACATAAAGTGGAAAGTCGCAAAGAAAGACGAGGACAATTCGCCGAAAGACGAGTCCTCTCCGTTCTAAAATATTAATCTCTGAGCGAGGGGGGCTTCCTCCTCGCTTTTTTTTACGATGCCTAGAAATATTAATCTACCAAAAGCCAGGGTCTACATCAGGGAAGATATGTGGGGAGGTTCTCCGCATAGTTTCAAAGAAGCCTGGCTAGTATCGGTCAGAGCCCTTCGGGGTAGACCTTTTTGCTTTCAGGTTTGGGTGGACGATTGCTGTGCTTGTTACGACAAAGTGCGCCCAGATTGTTTGTACTGGAAGAAACCAGAGGAGGGGGATGAACCCTATGATCTGGTTGACATTCAAATGTGGGAGTGCCTTAGCAGTGACCTGGAGTTATTTCAAAAAGCACAACTCGCCGACGTTCCTATGCTAGTGAACATGGGGGATGAAATGGTGCAGGGAAACTATTGGTTCACGATAGATTGCTTGCCCGAAAAACAAGCCCTGGGGTACATCGATGTAGGAGATGCTGAACTTCTTGACGAGCACAAAGAAATGAACGTAGTGCGCATGCACAACGGCCAAATTGCAATATATCCAAACAACAGACTGAAGTGGATTCCTGAATCCCTATCCTCTGAAGAAGCAATAAAAAAGAAGCCAACTTGGAAGGTTGCTGAGAATGCAATATGGGACAAAGAGTGGCTAGAACAACCGTACGAATTATATGGAGACTTAGATTGGAGCTATTAAAATGAAAGCAGAAACATTAAAAAGTTGCGTAAGATACTTCGAAAAAGTAATAATGAATGAAGTTAAGCAAGCGCACACTTATGATAAAATAGAATTAAGCGACTACGCTAAAGAATTAGTAGATAAAAAAGAAAAAAGTATGCGCTTTGAGTTGACAAGTCATGCTAAGGCTCTTTTAAATAAAGATGGCAAAAATAATTTTGCATAATTATAATTGCTCATTAATATTAGTCATAGAATAATACCCCTAGAGTGAGGTAAGTCCAAAGGGTAACCTTGGACAGGTCTTATTCGCCTTGTTCATCCCTCACCAGCCTCCATCGACTTTTGTCGGTGGGGGTTTTTTATAAGGAGCGAAGAAGTTTGGCTACTTCTTTGTTTATAACGCCCTTGCGTTTGAACTCGTAGAACATTGCACTGTTTCTGTGCGCTCCTATGTCCCTCAGGACGCGTACACGTTCTAGTATGCTCATGTTCATTAGAAGCTTGTCCTGAGGCGTTCTACCGCGCTTCTCGTCGTTTATACGGCGATTATGCTCTCTTTCTAGGGATTCAGCCAAGAAACGACTCTTAGCGTCTCCTCTGCGTAATTCACGGATCTCTGCAAGGGTTTCGGCCCTGCTCTTACCTTCAGCTATTTCTGAGTACTGCTCTCCTGTTGTCTTTTGCACTCCACGTTGGAATGGTTGAAAGTCCATACCGCTAACAATGCGGAATACGTCCGTACTACGCACTCCAGCTTCACGCAGTACGTTAATTCTTTCTTCTTCGGTGTAACCAAAAGCCTTCAGACGATCAAACGATTCCGAAATCCTATTGTAGGATGCCTCGGCTTGCTTTACTGCTCTTCTGTAGGATTGCTCCAATTCATTTTCACTTAGTTGATCGGACTTGTACTTTGCGTCAGTAGTGTATCGTCCCCTGGCATTCGAGTACCCCTGCACGAACTCTTGCACTCTGAATTTTGCCATTTGATTGAAGTCAACCTTGGTTAACCTAGCTCCAACTTGCCGCATACCAATTTCCAGCATTGAGTAATCTCCTAGACCCTGGAAAGCTTTAAGAAATTTTGACCCTTCGTTAATAAAGCCAGGCCTGAATGTTTCAAAAGCGAACTCCTTGAGAAGTGCTCCAAATTTAGCAGCTCCTTCTTTATCTGTTATTACTTTTCCGTATACGTCTCTGTTGTCCAAAGCCCTGTATAGATTCTGTCCTATGAAAGTACCTTCACCTACAAAATTGTCCACGACTAGACCTAATGCACTTTGCACATTCTTTTCTGCATCGTCTTCCGTGAAAGGGTTCTGTATTTCTGCGTACGCGGCCTTTATCAATCCAGTAAACATTGTATGCGGAAGCAGATAGCTTGTTGCTGCTGAAGTTCCTAATTTTGTTTTTGGATTGTAAGTAGCAATTATGTCCTGGTTACGCATGTAACTGGGCGAAAAGAATCTGAAACTCTCCATGTCCCTGGGGTCAACCCTATCACCTGCATTTTCTGAAATAGCTCCTATAGCACTTCCAACTCCAGAGGCAGCTCCTGCTGCAAGGAACATAGTGCCTGCAAGATATCCTAATCTTTTAAATCCTTCTTCTCTTAGAGCGGCTCTTGAGGCATCATCTATAGTGATGCCGAACTTCTGCGCGAAAGCATCTCCATTAATCATCCTTCTTGCGTAACTGACTTGATTCGCTGTATTCCGAGCGAACTCAAGAGTAAATGTAACGAAAGGAGGTAGTATACCAGCCCTGGATAACTTCCTGCCCAGGGACCACGTTCTAGCGTAGTTCTGGTAGGTGTCGTTGGTTATTTCAGCTGCTATTCTTTTTATTTGATCTCTACTTATATTTAGAGGGTTGCCTTTTCTTTTAAGAATTTGAGTTAGTTTTTTTTGATTGAACTTCCAGATTGTAAATCTAGTAGCGGTGTCCGTAACACTATAAAGTTTACCAGCTCCTGCGGTAAGACCTCTAGCGAAGTCTCCTAGCTTTCCATTATTAATTGCATCAGCAACTTCGTTCGCTGCTATGGTAGCATTGCCGATTCCATACTTGTACATCTCGGCCATGTCATTTGATATTCTGCGCCTAATTTCTGGGTCGCTTATTTTCTTTTGACCTTTACTGAGCGCCGCTCCAGAATTGTACAGAGAGTGTATTTCTTTAAAAGCTAAATTTGCACCCTTGAGGTAAGTTTTGCCAACATTAGGTATAATCCCATTACTTAGCATTGATGCTTGCCCACTGAAAAAATTAACCATGTAGGATGGTGGATTAAATATAACTTTAGCTGCTTTCGATCCAGTTACTCCTATTCCATAAATTTGAGCAAGAGTATTGCTTGCTTCGTCTGCTGCCTGCCTGGTAAATCCAGTCTCGTACAGTCTATTTATTGCTACGCCAACTTCGTAAGGAATATAAAGTTGATTGCCATCTGCATCTGTGCCTTGCGTGTATTTGGGGCTGAACTCAATACTTTCTTGAGTTTTAGTTTTGCTTAATAATCCAGCTTCTTCTAGCCCTTGTTTTAGTTTTATATCGGACTCTATATTTGCTACGTGTCTTATGCTGTCCCTAATTCTAAACCTTGCCTTCAATCCATTCGATAAAAATGGTTGATCTATTTCGCCAAGAAATAATCTTTCTTTCGGGCCAGGAGCATGCCCACCTATTACCTTTTCAAAACGACCAGGCAAAGACACAAGCAGTTCAGCCTGTTTAGTGCGGCCTGTTCCCTTGTCCTTCGCTTTTACGAATAAAGATTTTATATGACTTAAATGTTGTTTTGCTTTTGATGCAGCTTTTTTTTCATCAAGACCTTGCATAATAAGAGAATCAAAAACTTCTTCCTGCACTTCATCTTCAGTAACTTTATTCTGAGTGAATTCCTTATTCGTGAATGCTTTGTATTGAGCAGTATCAAAAGATCTGTGCTTTCTGCTTATGACTTGCTCAAGTCTATAGAGCACAGCTTGTTTTGATTCTTTGTCCAAGAACTCAAGCTCATCAGAATTTTTAAGAAGGTCATGCAATTCAGTCAAAGCCTCTGTTTCTAAAGATCTGAATGACTGCAAGTCTCCAGCAATACCTTCGTTCATTAATGCTTCGGACAAAGGAGCTCCGTTCAGGTAGTCATCTATGTCCTGCGCTAAATGCGGTTTAGACACTGTAACTTTATCTATCGCATTTTGAAGCCTGGTTGAGAGTGCTTCTGCCGATTGTAATCTGTCCGCAAAATTTAAATAGTTCTCTCGAACATTTCGTACTCCCTTCAATGCCAATGTAGGAGCTATAAAACTTTTTACTTCAGATATCATTCTAGGCAATGGTCTTTGGCTACTTTGTAGTGCCTGCGCTGTGCGCTCTCGAATCATTCTTTCTGAAGTTCTATCTAGTTCTTTTTGAGTTATGGGTCTACCTACTGCATCTTGCAGAAGTGCATTTAAATCGTTTTTTCCAACCTCTCCTTTTCCTATGATTTCATCAATCTCATCTGCATTCTTTCCAATTAGAGTAGCAACTTTGTCCGCATCGGAGAACTTGTATTGTGCTCTACCAACAGGAATACCAATAGCTCCACCAGTAGCAGCGGCTATGGCTACATCCAACCTAAGAGGATTGAACTCTTGCTCATCTATAGCATCCGCAAGGTAGCGCTCTGATCCAGCAAAAAACGCAGATTTTGCTACATCTCTCTTAACAGGATCAATTAAAGGGGCCTTTACCTTAGTTAACATATTGTTAACCGTTCCAGCTGCAATCATACGCCCGAAACTTAGATCTTCTTTACCTTCTATCTGTTGCGCAAGACCGCTGCTTCCAGCTCCAGACAAGAACCTACCAAGTCGCTTTACTGCTATTTTTGCTGGCTTAGGAACTTTTGCTGATATTACTTGGGTTATTATTTCCCCAAGAACATTTCCAGTTATTTCTGTTGCAGCAGATCCTGTGATTTGACCTGCAGTAATTGAAGGTTCAGGTACGTTTAAATCCTCTTGTAACGGTACGCCCATGGACTCAAGACGCTCCTCTTCGGTTAACGGTCTACTTGGCATCCTTATCTTTGTTCTTTAGGAATAAAACTTTGAAATCTTCTTTGAGATTCCTTTCTTCTTTCCTCCTTAGAAATATCTTCTTCAGTGACAGTTTTTTCAGGATCCTTGGGCACATAAGCTACTAGTTCATCATTTTCGTTATAATATTTTTCGTCCTCTTTAAGCTCTCCTCTTTCGTACGCTTTATCAGCTTCATCGTCAGAAAATCTTTTAGCTGGAGCCATATATTCAAATCCTAATTGTGAACTTATAATCGAATTAACGTACTCATCGTATTCTTTAGTGCCTGGAGTAAATCTCATACGTTTAGCGAACTGCTCTGCAAATTCTCTTGCTTTTTCTATTTTCTCCTCTGGACTTTCAACTGGGTCGTCTACATTGCTGCGCTCTCGAGCTTCAGTGTCCGCAATTAAGTTTTGTCGCTCTAATTCTTCGTCGGAGTAAAGTTGATTAGTAAAAGGATTAATTCCATTCATATCCTTTACTCTAGCTCCCTGTAATCCTTCATCTCCAAATGCTCTGCGAAGCTCTGAATCTGTGTACCTTCTACCCTCCTCTGAAGTGCCCCTAGTTACTTTCTGATTTGCAACACGAGTGTCCCTGTCGCTTTGACTTTCTCCAGGTCTGCGAGAGCTATCCGCTAGTCTTGCTTGCAGCTCTGCGCTTGCATCATCAAATTCACCTCTATCTTCTGATGCCATACGTCCTTGTGCATCCACCATAGTGCCTCTACCTTGCTTTCTAGGGAGCGATTGTATTTGTTTAAGGGTAGGAGCCCCAAAGCGGTCCTGAAGGCGTTGTTTAGTCTCCTGTTCGCTTAGTATCGTAGGTGCAACAGGTGCAGCAGGTGCAGCAGGAGGAAACGCTCCCTGTGATAATACACTACCAAATCCAGCCTGCTGTATTTTTTTGACTAGGTCTGGATCCATTGGAGCTCCAGTCTCTTTGTCTATGAACTGCATAGGCCCTAAGCCTTTTGGTACATCTGAAGATGTAACAGATTCTGGTATTCTAGGTGCTTGCGATGCCAGTATTGCCCTTTGCTCTGGAGTGGGTGCATCGGGACCTAAAGTAGGAGAAGGAACATTTGGATAGAATTCCTTAACAGCATCCAGTAATCTTTGACCAGCTTCTTGCGGACCACTTGGCGCACCAACGCCAGTTTCATTCTCAGGCATAACTTGAGGTGTATCTGGTAGATTCTGTAATGCATTCTGCAAGTTATCTACTTTTTGATCCTCTGAATTATTCATACTGTTAAGAAAAGATACACTTTCAGAAGCAGATAATGCAGGCAAACCTTGTGCATCCCTGC